GTATTTCTGGACACATTTGCGGACGGTGGGCTGACAGATATCCTGATTGATTCTGAGGCGACAGCGGTGAATACAGAGTTCGCAAATCCTTGGCCATACACCGCATTACGCATCCCGAAAGCCCTAAACGCATCCACCGACGCCCTCGGCAACGCAATCGCCAATCCGCTCAAACGGGGCGAGATCCGGCCAGGGGAGGGAAGCTATGCGGTTGTGCCTTTCGATGAGAGTTTGAACGAGGCTACCACTGAGGCTACTTGGGTGTTTTGTATTCCATCGTTTGTTGCGACCGGAACCTTCCAAATGATTGCAGCTCGGAACGACCTCGGCGCTAATCAGCTTTGGAGCATTTATTCAAACGACAATGATTCAACACTGACATTCCAATTAAATGGCGGGTCGAACCTCACCGGACTGGATGCGTTTGTGGCAGAGAAGGCTGTTTATGTTGGGGTGAAGGACGGAGTGAATGGCACACTTTATCGCTACACAGAATCAGGAGGGTTTGAGCAGATCGGCACTTCCTCATCTCTTGTGGCGACGATGGCGACTGGATCTGCCGCCCTTGAGGTTGGGATTCGTCAAGGGACATTCCCTGCCTCCTCCAGTGTTGCCAACTTCCTCCACCAGCCCGTGGCCTACAACGCCGCCGAAGCCGAGAAAGCTGCTAAGAAAATGTTTAAGGAGACAAAATGATCTCACAACGCCGACCCATAATGATCCGTGAAGCCGTGGCAGACGCCGCGCAGATCCCTGAAGCACTCCTCCCGCTCATCGACCCCATCGGAACCTACGACGAGGAGGGCGAGTTCGTTCCTGCCGATACTCCTGCACTCTCTGAGCTGTTTGACGGTACGTTCCGCATCTCGCAGTTGCAGGACACAATCTACGTACCGGAAGGCGCATTGAATGCTTACAGCGCAAACGAGGGGCCAGTGCAGGAAGGCTACTACCTGCCTGTGTTTCTGCTCGACCGATTCAAGTGGCCCGCCGACCCACGGGAGAAGGAAACCGCTTTCCGTGTGCTGAAGCAAGTCATTGAATCCACGGCAAACGCTGAAGGCAGCACCTGGGGCGCACGGTTCCTTGAGTGGGAGCAGTACAGATCGCTCCTCCCCATCGCTCCGGAGGTTGAGGCATGAGTCCGCAGAAAAGACAATCCATCGCAACCTGGATCGCCATCGCATTTACCGCAATCGGTGGCCTGATCGCAGGCGGGAACGCCTATGGCCGACTCCATGCAAAGGTGCAGGCATGCGAGTCCGCAATCGACCGACTGCAAGCCGACTCGATGGTGTCTAAGACCTCCCTTGTCCGCATCGAGACGGATGTGCTGTGGATTCGCAAGACCTTGGAAGATTTCCGAAAGGACAAACCGTGAAAACCCTGACCGCAATCCTCATCCTGATAGTAACCGCTACACTCTTGAGCGGGTGTATAGATTTATCCCAAGAAACCACCACCGTAGACAACGGAAGCCAGATCGGAGACGGAGACCGCTCCAACATCGATCTGCAACGCGAGCAGGCCCTGCTGGATGCTGGTATTAACCCTGAGACGGGAGAGCTTATTCCGATGACGCTTGAGGAGGTGACGCAGTGAAACCAAAATTAGGTGGTATTGAAGTTATTTGCTACCTCATCATGGCGTTTAGCATTGGGGTAGCCATAGGATCTTTATCTACCGAAGAAGCCGACCCGGACGAAATCAACGAGATCAACGGCAAGCTCTACAAGCTGGTTGAGGTTCAGCCCGTCTATGAGGAGGTGGGGGAATGAAGCACATCTACATTATCGCTGCTATCCTGTTTGTGTTACTTGCAGGGTTCTTTTTGGCTGAGGATCTACATGCTCTCTGCACACTCAGCGGCCTCATAGGAGGTACATTTATCGCAGTTTTTGAAGCGCGTGTGAAAACGGATCTGATCCGCACAATGAAAGCGGGTCAGAAATGAAAGATCTGTGCAAGCAGTTATTCATAGCGATTATCATATCGATCCTCACGCTGTTCTTTATCTCTGCTCAGGGATGTGTGCGGGTAAATTCGCCGTCGTACATGTCCGCCAACGCATCGGCCTCCATCGGCTCCAAAGGCCCGACAGGTGCCAATGCTCCGGACTACATGTTTCAACCCACTCCCACGCCTCTCCCCACACGGAAAGAGGTTGAGGTGCGGTCTGATCCGGAACAGCGCCACGGCCTGACGAACCCCTTCAAGCGGAGGGATGCGGAGTGAATGCCTTAATACTTATCTATGTCGGGGTGGCTTGTATCGCTTTACCTCTGCTCATCGTGAAGGTGGAATCCGACCGCCGCATGAAGCGCCTCTACAAGGAGGATCGTGACTGGTGGAAGGAGCAAGCGGAAAAGGCGCGCGCAGAAGCTGATGATTACTTCAATCGGTTTTGCCATGAGGTTGAGAAATACGACAGCATAGAGTGCCACGAAGCTATTTTAGCATCTATGAATAAGCACCTAGAGAAGTTGGCAAGTACAGTTTGTCAGGCGGGGCACTCCACCGGCAGGCCAGCGCTTAGACAGGCGCACTGGAACGATAGTCACACAAGGGGATGATTATGATCGTTACAGAAGTACCATTTGACGTCTGGTATGACATGCAGGTCCAACGCTTGCTGATCGTTGGCGGAGTATTCGCCGTGTGTTTCGCCGTCCTGGGATGCATGTGGGTTTATTACGCAATCAAAGAGCGTATAGCGAAGAAGGGGAAGAAGTGAAAACGCTCCCCCACGCATCCCTGTGGCAACCTGCAATCGGGGTCCTCCTCCTGCTCTGCATCCTAATGAGTGGATGCTCGACCACCCGCACCCCCCAAACCTCCCGCTTCCACGGTGGGACGGTGCAGGACCGCGTAATGTTCGAGGATGCGCTGGAGATCGCCGAACGGGAGCTTGAGGAGGCACGACCGGACATCACATGGATTACCCCTGCCCGGATTATGATCGTGCCCACGTACCCCACTGGCCGCACCCATGAGGGTTACGGGGTATTCCGGTACGAGGGTGCAGAGGTCCACGCAATCGCAGTCCGAGATGAGCAGGTGATCTTCGCACGACCCGTTTCATTCCGCACCGTCATCCATGAGTTGAAACATATCGTAGCCTGGGGATCTGGGCCTGTGGCTCGGTACGCATCGGTGAACCACATCGACTGGATGTTTCCTAGCTACTGGCGGCGCCAACGCTCCGAAGAGGATCTGGTGCTGTGGGTGCTTGAGGAGATGGAGGTGACCCCATGAAGAAATGGATCGTTTCCAAGTGGCTACAACTCGCCCGACATTTTCCGATCGTAAGACGAATCCCCGTAATTGGAGGAGGTAAACCTGATGAAGATCCTGATTGCATTGATTCTGCTGGCGCTGCTTAGCACCCTGAGCGGCTGCGCCACTACCCAGCAAACGCTGAATACCCTCGCAAAAAGCGCGGATAATGTTCGCTCCCAGCACACCGACGAGGAGTGGGCAACGTGGTATGACGTCAACCAGACCGTGTTCGGGGAGGCTGAGGAACGGGCACGAACCAGCACGGGCAAGAAGCTGTTCGGGGCGCTGAAGGATGGCTCCGCTTCCAGGGAGGCCGCGCTGCGGGACTGATATGGAGCTGCCACCCACAACCCGTAGAGTCATCTCCTTCCCGACTCCTGAGGAGGCGCAGGAAATCAGGGAGCGCAAGGCTCGCCAGAAGAAGGCCGCCTGGGCGCGTGAGATCATTCGACGCTCAGAGATGACCCCTGAAGAACATCGCCTTGAGGCATTAAGGAATGGGGAATAAGTGAAACTGGTCACCGCCGCAATTCAAGCGAACATGGCTTACAGCACAAAGCTTTGTGAGTCAGACACCCTACGCATCCACGATGATGCGCTCACGGGCACACGCTGTCTTGCGGTATTTTGCAAGTCCACCAAGAGGCTATCTATCGTTTTCCGGGGAACGATCAGCTTGCGGAATTGGGTCCAGGTAAACCTCCGATTCTGGCCAATGAATGGCGTGCATTCCGGATTCTCCCGTGTGGTGGATCGGCATTGGAAGTTTATTCAGGAAGCGTTGAACTTTTATGATCATGAGGAGCTTTTCATTATCGGGCATTCCCTGGGAGGTGCTGCGGCTTCCGAAGTGATGCGGAGGCTATATAGCGATTCTTATCCGCCCCCTTATTGCGTCACCTTTGGAGCTGTTCGAGCTCATCGTAAATGGGTTGTGCAGTCGTCCTCATGTGGCGCGAGCACCTTACGCGTAGTGAATAATAACGATGTAGTTCCGCGCATTCTTGGCGTCACCTTCGATCACATTGGCAAGTTTCTATATTTCAACCGTAAGGGAGTCGCATCCAAGCGGATCTCCGAGATCAGTATTTCAATAGACCGCCTGCTGGGCCGCTTCGCCCGTCCCTGCGACATCATTGCGGATCACGTGCAGTTGGCCCGCACCTACATCGCCCATTCTCGAAACGTGAAACCGACTGTTGAAGAGTTGTTAGGATAAGGAGATACCACATGGCAGACATCAAGCGATTGTTCTACGATCTCGAAACTTCCCCAAACATCGCGTTTGCATGGCGGTGCGGAGGTAAACAATTTGTATCACACGAAAGCGTAATTCAGGAACGTGCTGTTATCTGCATTTGCTGGAAGTGGGAGGGGCAGAAGACAGTTCACTCCATGACCTGGAAGAAGGGCGACGACCGCGAGATGCTGCAGCGGTTCATGGCAATTGCTCTCCAGGCCGATGAGCTTGTTGCTCACAATGGGGATAGGTTTGATATTAAGTGGTTTAATACCCGATGCCTGTATCACCGCATTGATCCCGCTCCGATTTGGAAGACTGTGGACACGCTAGCCATTGCGAGGTCACGTTTTTACTTCAATTCAAACAAACTCGATTACCTCGCTAACTTTCTGTTTGGGGAAGGGAAGAGCGACACTGAATTTGGGATGTGGAAAGATATTGTGATGCACAACTGCCGCCACGCGATGAAACGTATGGTGGATTACTGCAAGAGAGATGTGGAACTGCTCGAGCGGGTATTCAAGGAGATTTCCCCGTATCACAACCCTAAATCACATGTCGGGGTATTAAACGGCGGCGAAAAGTGGCACTGCCCGCGCTGTGGAAGCTCCAGCGTAATTACGAATAAGACCAGGGTAACGACTTACGGTACCCGCAAATTCGAGATGAAGTGCAAGGAATGCAACAGCTACTTCACAATCAGTAATCGGGATCACGAGCAGTATTTAGAAGCGAGGGCTTAGACATGCATATCACCGAGGAAGAGTCCGATAAAATCGTTGAGGCCATGGGGGCGTTTAACGACGCTATGATGGAGTTAGGGTGCGATTCGGTGCAAATTGTAGCGACCGCGCTTTCGGCACCCGATGGAGAAACCATGCACTTCCAGCTTGGCGTTGGTAATGCTTACGCTCGTAAAGCGGCTGTTGCAGAGTGGATTCGATCCACCGAGCAGGAGCAGATGGCTAGTGAGTTTGGGATGTATTTTATTGAGGACGATGATGACTGGGAGGAAGAGGATTGAGTGAAGAAAATCAGAACAAGGAGATAAGCTACCAGGCAACCCCAACTATTTCGAAATTCCACAAGTCTAATGCAATGGTTCGGGGGCTTATGGGGCCATTGGGATCCGGGAAGTCTGTCGGTTGCTGCATTGAAATCCTTCAGCGTTCTTTAGCTCAAGCTCCTAGTAGTGATGGGGTCCGCAGAACTCGATGGGCTGTGGTTAGGAATACGTACAGCCAGTTAAAGACTACTACGATCAAGACTTGGGAACAGTGGATCCCAAAGGAGATTTGCAAAATCTCAATGAGCCCCCCAATTAAAGGCGTTATGGAGCAGGGGCCTTTACCAGATGGTACCTACGTAGAGATGGAAGTGTATTTCATTTCATTGGACAAGCCCCAGGATGTAGGGAAGGTTCTTTCTTTCGAGCTTACTGGAGCATGGGTAAATGAAGCTCGTGAGCTGCCATTTGAAATTGTTAAAGCCATCTACTCCCGAACAGCCCGTTATCCTTCACCCAGTGATACACCTGATGGTATCACGTGGACTGGAATGATCATGGATACCAACCCGCCAAGTACTGATCATTGGTGGTACAAGGCGGCGGAAAAGGGTGATGACGAACTAAAAAAGAGCATTCTTCAAGGTGATGAAGAGGATGATCGTGATTATTCCTGGCAGTTTTTTCGTCAGCCTGCAGCAATTCTTCCTGAAACCAATTCAGAGGGCAAGATTACAGGTTATGTGGCAAACCCTAAGGCAGAAAACGTCAAGAACCACGCCCTGGGATACAAATACTGGATGCGGTACGTCGGCGAGTATGATGCGGAATGGATTAAAGTTCACTGCTGCTCGGAATATGGTTCAATCTTTGACGGTAAACCAGTCTACCTAGGCTCATATAATGATTTATTCCATGTTGCTAAGAGGCCTCTCGGGGTATTTCGGAAAGAGCCACTGCATCTTGGTATTGATTTTGGGTTAACTCCAGCCTGCATCATTGGGCAAATAAGCCCTAATGGTCAGTTGAGAATCCTTCGCGAGCTCATTTGTCAGAGGGGGGGGATCAAGCAGTTCACAGAAAATGTAATCAAACCGACTCTTGCGCAGTTGTTTCCTGGAATGCATGTTATCGCAACGGGAGACCCTGCTGGCATGCAAGGTTCTCAGGCGGATGAACTCACATGCTTTGATGCTTTAGCTTCCTGCGGCATCCCCGCATCTCCAGCACCAACAAACGTGTTCCTGCAGCGACGCAGTGCGGTAATCAACAGGCTGAATCGAATTGCAGATGGGCAGCCAGGTTTCTTGTTGGACCCCTCATGCAAAATGCTTCGAGATGGTTTTATTGGCGGCTACCACTTCAGAAGGCTGCAGGTTACTGGCAGTGAAGGTATGTTTAAGGAGGAGCCAGCTAAGAATAAATATAGCCACCCGCATGATGCACTCCAGTATCTTATTCTCGGCGCTGACACAGTAGTAGTCGAAAAAGCCAAAACCCCTGCACCTCCGCCGCCGCCCCCTTCCTGGGCGGGGTTTGTCTAATTTCCTGGCCAGCTTGCGATACAGCTTCTGATTCGTGTATAGGTAAGTGGTCTGTGTTCTTTCTTGTGGTTCCCTCCCGTTCGGTTTGCGCCGTTCGGGAGGGTTTTTTCTGGCCAGCTTGCGATAGGAACGCCGTTTTTGTTATATGCGGAAGTACACCGTAATTACGTACGTGTACGAAAATGACAAAAGGCATCATCAAGACAAACGCAGAGCTCGAAGCTGCTGAGAAAAAGGCGATGGAAGAGAAGGAGCAGGCTTCAAAACCCGTGCTCACAAACCTTGCGGCCTTCATCAAAGGGGCATTTGATGCCGCCGAAAACCATCGACAAATTTCCGGTGTTACTGAGCGAATGACTAAATCCCGCCGCCTGAAGAGCGGTGAGTACGAAGCTGCAAAGCTGGCTCAGATCAAGAGCGTTGGCAGCTCCGACCTATTTTACAACATCACTGAGCCAAAATGCGAAGCGTTTGTTGCCTGGATGACGGACGTCTTTAACTCAGGTACGGACACCCCATGGGGAATTGACCCGACTCCGATCCCCTCGCTTTCCGTTCAGGAGACACAACGAGTCCAAGAGCTCGTGGTTGAGCGCTTTGAGGGGCTTTTAGCTTCTGGTCAGCCATTCAATCCAGCGGATGTAACCGCTTTCGCTCAGGATCTGTACGACGAGACGTTGAGTCTAAAAGTAGATGAGGCTGAAGAGAAGTCTCAGCGGATGAAGAGGCTGATTGAAGATCAAACCGAGGAGGGCGGGTTTGGTGAAGCTTTAAGCTGCTTTTTTGATGACCTTGGAGATTACCCCACAGCCGTCCTAAAGGGGCCAATCTTTGTTAAGAAGAACCGCCTGAAATGGGAGCAAGGAGGGCTGAAGGTAGCTGAAGAGGTTATTCCCACCTGGACTTGCGTGGATCCGTTTAACTTTTATCCCGGCCCGAACGCCCGCCATGTAAACGAAAGCTACGTTTGCGAAATCTACGATTATGACCGTGGTGATTTAGCAAATATGCGGGGGGTAAGCGGCTGGAAAGATGAAGCGATTGAGCAGGCTTTATCACTGACCAAACAGGGCTCCACTAACAGTAACGACAACCTCCCAGGCGAGTCCGAGATGCGGACTTATGAGGATAAAGAAACCCTCGAGCGGGGTGGGGCACCAGACGCAACGATTCGTGCGCTGGAATTCTGGGGCAATGTGCAGGGTGAGCTTCTGCAGCAGTGGGGCATGGACTCCGAGAAGGCTCCGGATAAGTTTAAGTCCTATCAGGTTAACGCGGTGATGATTGATAATATCGTCGTGCGCTGCGTTATCAACCCGCACCCCTTGGGACACAAACCTTACTACACGAGCTCGTTCATTAAGAACAAGAACAGCATCTGGGGACTTCACTCCATCCCTGAGAAGATTGAAGAGTGTCAGGAGGGCGTGAACGTCTGCCAGCGCAATTTACTGAACAACCTCGCGATGGGGGCAGGCCCTCAGGTTGTGGTGGATTTGGATGCCTTAGAGCCCTCCCACGTATCAACATGTAACCAGCAATACCCTATGAAGGTTTGGCCTGTGCGGGGCGGAAATAACGCTAGTGCCCGTCAGCCCGTCAACTTCTTCCAGCCAAACGTAAACGCGGACGTTCTTACCGCCACATCTGAATTCTACGAGCAAAAGGCTGATGACCGTACGCTAATCCCTCGCTATGTGACGGGAGACAGCGATGTGAGCGGCGCTGGCGGCACAGCTTCTGGACTCGCGATGCTTATGAATGCATCCGCAAGGGGTATTAAGCGGGTTATTCGGAACGTGGACAGAGATATTATCCGCCCGTCCATCCGCGCTATGTACATCTACAACATGCTTCACAGCAAAGATGACGCTGTGAAGGGTGATGCCCAGATTGTTCCTCGTGGAGCGGTCGCGATGCTTACTAAAGAGCAGACTCAGCTTCGCCAGCAGGAATTCCTTGCCATGACCAATAACCCCACGGATATGGAAATTATCGGGATTGAAGGGCGGGCCATGCTGCTGCGGGCTGTGGCGAATAATTTAGATATGGACGTCGATAAGATCGTTCCCACTGAGGAGGCATTGCGCGCTCGAGTGCAGATGCAAGCAGGTATGATGCAGGCGGAGCAGGCCTCCCCAGAAGCTGAAGCGGAGGTGACGCCGTGAGCTTTAAGCCTGAAGAATTGCTACATGTTGCTGCCCTGAGCGGTGACCCACGTTTTAAAACCTATGTGGAGTACCTGGAACGCAAGAAGGCGGACGCAATGTACAAGGTCCTGAACTGCGAAACAGCAGACCTGCCTGAGGCACGTGCATCCTTCCGCCACTTTTACGACCTGCTGCAGGCGATTCAATTCGCTCCCGAGCAGGCCAAGCACTCCCAAGAGAGGGAAGCCCTATTTCCTGCGAACACCGGAACCCCGGATCGCATGACGTAACAAACCGAGAACACCCGAGAGGGATCTCACCGGAGAGATAAATGAGTAACATACCAAGCGAGTTGCAGGCCCAGATGGATGCTGTTCTGAGTAATCACCCAGATAATGCACCCGTTCAGCCTGTTTCGAATGTCCCAGCTCCTCAACAGGTAGCTGAGACGGTGCAAAGTGCTCCAGCACCCGCAGTCCCCGTGAATACCGCGCCAGTCGTGGATCCGGCCCCGCAGGTTGACTATGAGCATAAATACAGTGTGGCTAACGGAATGCTTAAGAAGACCGCTTCTGAGCTGAAAGAAAGCCAAGAGGAGAATCGTAAACTGAAGGAGCAGATGGAGCAGCTTTCGCAGCCAGCGCCAGTGCCCGCCACAGTGGATCCGTCCTCGATTACTGACGCACAGATTGAGGAGATGTTCAGCCAGCACACCATTGAAGCATATGATTACGACATCCTTCGGGATCTCGCGGCATTGCCTCAGCGAAATGCAGGCCAGGACAACGATGCGCGTGTAAAAGCGCTCGAACATCAGATGTTGCAACAGAATACCGCAGCCTTTGAGCGGGAACTGAACCAGCTTATCCCGAATCGCCGGGAAGTTGAACAGGACCCAACCTGGGATGTATTTCTTACCAGCATTCAGCCGATGTTCGGTGTGACGCACAGCACACTTCTCGATGACGCCCGTAAGCACTTTGACGCACCTCGAGCAGCGGAAATTTTCCGCGCTTACCTCGCTATGCCCCAGCAGGCCCAAGGCTTTGAAGCCCTGACTCAGCCTGCCCCGCTTGCTCCAAATGCGCAGCAGGCACCCGCAGCCATTCCCTATGAACAATGGCTGGCAGAGATGCGCGGTATTACCGCGAGCGGAGCTCCCGCAATGGAGCAAGTAAAACGTCAACGTGAACTTATGGCCATGCTGAAGGAAGGCCGCGTCTCAGGAATTACAACACAGGCTTAGCCTGCATTTCCGTACGTGTACGCAAACGCCGACCATCACGGGGCTATATCATAACTGGAGAATAAGTCATGAGTGGATACCCCACCGCTGCAGATCACCCGAATATGTCGGGTGGATACATCCCAACTCTCTACGCGCAGATGCTGCTCGTGGAGTTCTACAAGGCAACCGTGTTCGGCGATATTGCCACGACCGAGTATGAAGGCGAACTGAAGAAATTCGGCGACACCCTGCGTATTCGCGCCCTGCCCGAAATCGAAGTCCGTGACTACGTGAAGGGCCAGGACCTGGATTACGACACCCCCGATGGTGGTTTCGTGGATCTGGTAATCAACCAGGGTAAATACTGGGCTATGAACTTCAATGCGCTGGATAAAAAACAGATCGACATTGATTACGTTCAGAAATGGGCTCAGCACGCCTCCCGCAACCAGCAGATCGCTATTGATAGCAGTATCCTGAGCAGTGTTTACGCTGACGTGGACGCCGCTAACCGTGGTGCTACTGCTGGAGCTGTGTCTGGAGACATCGACCTGGGTACTACTGGTACTCCTGTCGCTCTGACCCGTTCCAACATCGTTGAATGGATTGTTGAGAATGCCGCTCTGACTCTGGACGAGCAGGACATTCATGAGGACGAGCGTTACATGGTTCTTCCCTCTTGGGCTTGCGCCATGCTGAAGGTCTCTGACCTGAAGGACGCCAGCATTACTGGAGATGGCCAGTCCACTCTGCGTAATGGCCGTATTGGCATGATTGATCGTTTTACGATCTATCGCAGTAACAACCTGTCCACTGTCACCGACGGCGCTGACAAGGTTACGAACGCCCTGTTCGGTCACAAGTGCGGTATCGCGTTCGCCTCCCAGATGATGGAGACCGAAACCCTCAAGAACCCGAAAGACTTCGGTGATCTGATGCGCTCCCTGCAGGCTTATGGCTTCGAAGTCATCAAGCCGGAAGCTGTGGGCCACGGTTACATCACCAAGGGCTAAACAATAGGCCTCCGGGGATTGTCTCCGGGGGCCGTCTTAACCTCTCAAAGGAGATTATAACATGGCTGTACTTGCACATTTACTCGCTGGAGATGGCGCTGCCCTTTCCAATAACGACACTGGAAAACTCGTACGTATCAAAAAGACTATCGATTTTTCCAAAGTGAACGCCGCTGTAAACGACGTGGTGAAATTGTTCAACATCCCTGCTGACGTTCTGATTCAGGATGTAGTCGCAAACGTGAAAACCGCCGAAGGTGGTACGCTGACTTTCGACATTGGCGACTACCTGAAAGCTACCGACGCTGCTGTGGATGCTGACGGATATATCGACGGAGCCAACGGTAATACAGTTGCTGCAAGCAAAACTAGTGGCGGGGCTACGGCCTACGCTTCCGGAAAAGCTTACATTGCCGACACTGCTTACCTTGGCCTGGAAGTCAAAAACGCTGCTGACGCCGCAGTGATCGAGGTCACTGTGCTCGCTGTTGCTCTCTAACAGCACCCTGTACCCCCGTCGATTGCGGCGGGGGTGCTTTACCAATTTCCCTACCACAACCCCAAACAGAGCAAACAATGAGCAAAGTTAAGAAAAAACTCCGCGTGCTGATCCGTGATGATGGTGCAGAATTTGCATACACCCCTGTACTTGAAGTCAACGCACGCATGGTTCCCGGCTGGAAAATCATCTACGAAGGTGACGAGCCTGACGAGATTATACCAGACAAGGCAACCGCTCGGGAATTGAACCCGAATTCTGTATCCCAGCGCGAGCTCAAGCAGCAGGAAGAGATTGCCCGCCTGCGTGAGCAGCTTGCGCAGATTCAGGGCTTTGAAAACAACCCCGTTTCCGCCCAGATGGTGGAAGACACTCCTATGCAGCCAGGAGAAACCCCGCTTCCCGAAGCTCCGCCTATCGATGAGCTGGTAAACCTCACGGACGCTGCGGAAACTCCCATTGCTGAGGAGCCGATTGAATTCACGCCTGAGCCGAAATTGATGACGCCGAGCGCCATCATGCAGGCCAGTAAAGCCAAGTTGGCCGCGCAGATTAAGGACATGACCGGAGAAGTTATTGATCCTGATTCCGTTGATCGGGATTTCCTTCGAGAGGCCTGTAATGATGCTCAGGAAGCGTACACCGAGCGTATGAGCGCTGGAGAATAATTATGGCCACCGCCCTCACCACTCTACTTCCCTTAATGAATGTGCCGAAATGCCCTCAGGCTCTACGCCTGCAGGCTTTACGGAATGCGTGTAGACGCTTTTGCCGGGATACGGAGTGGTGGCGGGCGGAAGTCCCTGTCGCCTGGGCAGGGAAAGCCGTCGTGCAGGTTTCTGGGGCGGGATCTTCAGAAGTGGACGGATATTACATCCTCGATGAGGCAACCAACCGTTACGATAAACTTGGAGATAGTGCATATTACATCCAGTCCGATGCCCCTGGCTGGTCCATCCGGTATGCCTCCCCTGGAGGCGCGGTTGCGCTGATGTATAATTGCACTGATGGGGATACGCCTGACCAAGGCACGAACTGGACAAACTTTGGAGGCGTGGGGCCAGCACCCACTGTTTCGGCAGCTTCCTCCATCCCCCTGAACTGGGATGCATCTGACACTCAGATTATCCGCACACGATACGTCTCGATTGATGGGGTGGCACTGGATGAGAGCTACTGGTCAGTTGACCACAACGGGGTACTTACTTTTGATCCTGCCCCTGCGAAGTTAGAGACCAAAGAAGTAAAAGCTCAGATTGTGCTCATGCCAACCAATCTGGCGAATAATGCGGATGACGCGCTGATTCGACGCTTCGAGGAAGCTATCTCGGCGGGCGCTGAGTATGAGTTGAAAATAGACAAGGGCAGCGAGCAGGACCCGCATCCTTGGTATGAACCTCAAGGGGGGATGTTGGCCAGCGGGATTTATCGGGATGGCGTAGGGATGGCCCGAATGGAAGTTTACTCAGAAATGCAGTCTGGGCTCGGACACGTTCGGCCCGTGGGAGGTATCTGGCTATGACCGGGAAAGATGTAGTTGACCGCGCCTACACGATGATTGCAGACGGTGGGGGCATTCGAAATACCGTAGGAGAAATGGTCATTTTTCTCAACGATGGGGTTCGGGATTTGATTGCCCGCCGCCCTTACCTTGCCCTCAATGATGATGGCAGTCTGGATGCAGACTACACAGATTTGACTTCCGGGAACTACAACACCGAGACGTTACCCTTTGAAGAGTGGATCCGAGAGCCTCTTGCGCATTACATCAGCTATCGAGTGTTTGAATTGGATGCTGAGGATGAGGCCAATATGGGGCTATCCATCCGCCACCAAGCTCTTTACATGCAGGCCACTTAACGATGAAGCTAACCCTTGAGAGCTTTGGAGGCATCATCCCTGGAACGGACCCGCTGAATCTCCCGCCGATGGGAGCGCAGGAAGCGGATAACGTCGATTTAACCGAGGGGACTATCAAGCCCTGGGCGGTTGAAAACGAATTTCGACGCCTGCACGACGACTCAGGGAATTTACTTCCTGGGTTTCCTGCTGATGACATCGCGAAGATCGTGCAGGGAGCTAAGGTCACTAAGCAGGGTGAGACCTATTTATTTAACGATCCTGCTGGCTGTATCACGATCCGGGCAGCAGTATACATTACCTATGTAGACGGCGCAGGGGCTTACCAGGAAGTAGAGAAAGCTACTACTCTTACGGTTGGATCCATTTCCAGAACGACAACAGGCTTTGTCATTCACGGGACTTTTCCTGCCACGAACACGTTTTCTTTTCAAAAGGGGATCAGCTACCGCATGCGAGGTCCGTTTTATCAGGTCCGATTAGCGGCGGATGTCGGTAAAGGTGGATCGGATACGGCCTTAGATTTCCCGTCTTCTTTATCCCTAGGCGGTTCCCAGCTCCCATCGTTTGGGGCTCCGATTTTCAGCACAGCTAATGGCCGAAGCAAATACCAATACGGCACGCTGGAGGTTGTAGACGTTAATGGGTTTCAGGTCGAAGGGAGCTTCGAGGTTCCTGATGACGTCTCAGGTAGCTCAGTCACTCGCCCTGTTACGTTTGGCAAGGCTGACTTCACGTTCGAGTGCAATTACATCCGAAACAGGATCCAGCGGACTTACTACGTGATGACTAACGTTGATGCCAGCGAGCGGGATGGCCCGGTGAGTGATGTGAGCGAGGAGGTTGTCATAGAGCCAGGGAAGATAGTCACTCTCAGTATCCCAAACACTGGCGGAGCTCCTAAGCGGAAGCTGTATCGTAGTGCGAATTCAGCCTCTGGCTTTGCACGGATGGAAACGATTGCCGGCGGGGCCGCAACATACATTGAGGATTTCAGGGAGTCGCTTCTGGAAGGTTTGCCTGCAACGGGGGATATTCCACATGCTACAACAACTGAAGCCGTTCGGGGCGCTTTGCAGCATCCTGCTGGGTATTTTGTTTACTTTTTTGGCGCAGACCTGCGACCGAGCGCGGAGTGGATAGATGTGCCACGACCCTGGGCGGTTCCTCTTGAATATGCTTACACCTTTGACTCCGATATTGAATGCTTAGCGCTTTCCGGGTCCACCATCCTAGTGTTTACCCAAGAAGCAGTTTACCGCGCACACGGGCAGCACCCTGGGCGGCTGGCTATGTACCGAATTAGCGACAAGCCTATATTGAGTAAGTTGACGTTGTGGCAAGACGATGTGGACGTGGGGTGGTGCAATGAAGAGGGGTTGGTGATTTACGACGGCAGAGCTGGAGCGCTGTTGACAGGCCCGTACATGAGGGCTGACCGCTGGCAAGCGTACGCCCCCGAGACGTTTCGAGCTCGAGTGAATGATAAGACTGTGTGCCTTTTCGGAACCGTGGACAATTTGCGTTACGATTTCAGAGGGGACCGCACAGCCGCGTTGTCACATTATAGCGTGACTGACGGGAGTGCTGCGGCGGTCTGGAAGTCCAAGGTGTTTGATATGCCTAAGCCGATGCAGTGGTATGCTGCACGCCTGACTGGGGTAGGTGACGCTACTGTGCGGTTTTATGGCGATGGGGTGGAGCGTGCGGTTGTAACGATGTCGCCCCAGGATGACACCCTATTGCCTCGGATGCCAAAGGCGTGGCAGTGGGAAGTTCAGATTGAAACCGACGGCGAGGTTACGGGGTTGGATTTGGCCACTAATCGGAGGGAGCTCTAATGACAGGCTTAACGGGCTTCACCCGAGGAGGAGATAATATTACCGGGATGAATGAGCCTGGGCAGGAAGTGACGCCCGCTCAGGTGAAGGAGATGCAGGAGAATATACGTATCTTAGCTGATCGAGTTAGGACGCTTGAGGCGAAGGAGGATCCAGTTATCGAGGAAGCGCCTCAAGTGAAGGTGCCTAGATTCGAGCAAGGATTTGGAATAATTATCAACCAGACCAAAAGGCGGGTAACTATCTCCGCTGATGAACTGGCTCTTGGAGATAGCACGTATCGCCCTCCTTTGTACCCCGTCCGCAAGGGGCGAATGGATGTGGTCTTTAATGAATTTAGCATGAGGATGCTTAATGATTCTATGGAGTGGCAAACGCATACTGTAGGAGGTGGCGCGGCATCCTCACTGACCCCAAATTCAACCAACCACTGTTGGTTAAAGATAGATTTTGAGAGGGTCACCGTCGAGAACATTTATCAGTGGCACGTCTCAGGCTTAAGCATTGTGGTGAATACCACTGGGACAAACCCCTCGGTAGGCGAAGGAAATAAACTCCCTAGCGATACGACCAATCAGACGGCGATTAAGTTCGCTGAGATTGTCACGGGTGATGACTTCATTCAGAGTATTAGCTTTTTTGACATTCATTTGGATCCACGCTGGGAGTCCGGTTTAGCTATTACCCCCCTCACAAGCTCCAGTATGGAGAGTTTGACGGTAGTTACTGATTTCCAAGTGGATTCTGTCGGGAGAGTCCTGCAGATAAAAACTAGGGATATTGAGGCGTATAACGTTGGGGCCGAATCCGCTTGGACTACCGTTCATACAGGCGAAGGGTGCGGAAGTGGCTCCTGATACCTTATGGTTTGGTGAAGGCGGGGGGCTTTTGTTTAATGAAAGCGGGGAGTTGATATTTTGTGATGAGTGCCCGTGTGATGAAGATGAAGATGCTCCTAGCACATGTCCTTGCGTGGGGATATGGCCGCCTGCATCTTGGCCTTGTGGTGGACTGTTGCAGACGTACGCTATACCAGCATTCACCTTTGAACGGCGGTTGTACGCGAGTAGCGATTGCTCTACCACGCAACTAGGTGGCGGAGATCGTTATTCAGTAGCCGCATCAAATGTATCAGCTTTCAATAATTTCCCATTTAACCCAACCTGCTACTGGAGAGTGACGGGTCTATCTATAGACTACCAATCTTGGGACATTGGAACTGGAGACTGGACCACACCAATAGCTTTAACAAATACGAGCATTGCGTTATCGCTTGAGACATTTCTAGGGGGGTCTTGGCAAATCGCATTTGGCAGTACGCCAGGGGCTGGAATCACACGAATTGAGAGGATGCGCAGGTTCACTGGCGCAACTCCGGTAGGGGGTACAACCCACTACCAGAGAGAAGATGACGTTTATAACGTATATGGGTGCGGGGCTCTATATGATGCAGGGCCACCTCCCACGTACGAGAGCGTTACATGCAATGTGGAGGTCACCTGATGCGATGCCTGCATTGGAGCAACTGCGACTCTCCGGATGGTGGCTTATGTGAACTCAATGGGCAAACACTGTCTTTTGGCTGTTGTGTCGATTGTCCAGATAACACGGATCCATGCGAATGGCCTCCTGAGAAGAAATTAGACAGGACAACCTGGACTTCAGGAAAAGCGCCGGAGGGCCCCTGCAAGCCCTGCGCACGCCGCCAACAAAATTCCCCGCCAAATAGCGATAGAAGCTAATTTATGTTAAGAGACAGTATCACCCAAAATTCCAGCCTTTAAAGCTGAATGGAGAACCCCGTATGGCTAACCAAATGACCCGCCTTCAAGGCATCCGAGATCGCGATAGCCGCCGCGAAATGGTGGCGGATCAACAAGTTGCTAATAACCAAACTCCAGCCACTCGCAGTATGCGCCCGAGAGGTCAAATGCAGCAGGCTACGCGCAGGGCCACTGCTGCTCCCAGGTTGCAGTTTACAGAGCAAGCTCAGATGAATGCCCGGAAAGCTGCTGAGGTGCGAGACTTGGCGCGTTTGGCTTTAGCTGAAAAGAATTCGGACTTCCGCCATCGGCATGCGGATAGGGTGTTTGACGCAAATCAGAACTACAGAGGGCAACAACTGGAAAGGCTTCGTGAAAACGACGAATTTAATCGGGGGATGGCTCTAGACAACCAAGCTATGCGCCGGGAGCAGATTGAATACGGTAGAGAGCGGGACTTTATCTCAGACAAGCGCCACGACGATCAGCTATTGGAAAATAAACGGCGTTTTGAGCTGACCATGGACAGGTTGAAAAGGCAAGACGACATGGCTGCTCAGCGGCACGAAGACGGCTTGCTCACCTCTCAGCAGCGTCGCGAGCAATCCGCTCAGTTATTTCCGCTGCAAATGGAAGGGGAGCAGGCAAAACTGGATGCGCTTAAACAGCCGCCCAAGCCTAACCAGAATGTTACAAAAGGCCGTGAAGGTTTTTATGTCTCTGCGTTGCGTCAGGCAGGGCTAGATGATTCTGAATTCTACGATGAAAATAGAGAATTCACCACAAAGGCTAATGAGGTCTTTGATACAATCGACGCTCTAGTGGCTAACGGAGCCTCAGAGCAGGAAGCAATTCAGCGCGCAGTTTCGCAGGTCGGTGTATTAACCACGGATGAGGTTAATCAAGCAGACCTTGATGCGAGACTGGCCAGTGATGACAAGAAGGTGCGAAGAGCTGCTCAGGATGAACAAAAGGAAATCATTCGCGAGAATGCAAAGCTTGAAAAGAAAGCTGCTGAAGCAAAAGCCGCCGAAGCGAAAGTGAACCCTGAAGTTTGGCAGAGCAAAATGTCTTCAATGGTATCTAGCATTCCTCGTGCGAGCGACGTAGGTTTTTCTAATGCAGTTACTGCACTTAGAGACAATATGGACGACATGACTTATCAGGGGCGTGCTGATGTGTTTGACGCTCTGGTGGAGCGGGGCGACCTGACTGCGGACGATGAAAACATGGTTGTTCAATACGGATCAGTGGCAAAAATTTTAGATATTCCCTGGAAGTCCAGCAACCGGAATAAGTGGCCCTTAGGCAGCAAAGACCGCACCGCTGGAAAAGCCCGAGGCCAATTATTAACTCAGATTGTAAAGACGCACAAAATTAGCCGCGATAAAGCCCGACAGATGCTGGAAGCTGCGGAAATGCAGGCGGCTAAAGGTTACAGCGCAGCTAAATTCATTTTTGACAAGAAGCGGGATAAGCCTGACCCCGAACAGGAAAAAGTAAGTAACATCACGAAAATCGCTGAAGGTTTAGGTGTCACACTATGAATGAATTGAGCGCAGATGATCAGATCAATGAATTCTACAACCTCAATAATTCCAGAAAGCAGGCTCAGCTTGAAAGAGATGAGACGATCAGGGAAATTGACTTAGGCGTAAAGCGATCTGACCGCCAGCATCTGAACCCTGTTGCCAAAGGGTTTATGGGCGGGGCCCAAAACGTCGCGGGGATGGCTCATGGCGCTGCAGGTGCATTTAACTCAGCATTCGGCGACAAAGAGGCGGCGGGGAAGTCTTTCGTCCAGGCCCGCAATCGTATGGATGCTGCGGAGACCTATCAGGAGGACGTAAAGTTCTTTAGCGCCGACCGAGAGCAGGGGGCTTTTGGTAGTATGGGTAACTTTGGACGCTGGGCAGGCAAGACTACTGGTGAATTACTCCCGTTTATGGCGGAAATGATCTTAGCGGGTGCAATTGGCGGTGCTGCTGGGTCTCAAGCAGTTCCAGGGATTGGCCCTGATGATGCGGTTGCAGTTCCTGCTGGGGCTGCCGCTGGTGTTGGAGCTCGATTGTTCGGCAAGAGGGTTTTGCGTGAAATGGTCGAAGAGCAGGCAGAGAGGTTCCTGAAGGGCCACTTAGCAAAGGGTGTCGCGCAGGAACAGGCGGAATCTATGGCTCGCCGTGAAGCTTTGAAATTTGTGGCTGCAAATAAATCCGAGCTATTCCCCGCTGCCGCCAAAAAGGTTGGCCAAATGTGGGGTTCCCGCGCAGGTGTGATGTCTGCTAGCTCAGCCATGGAAGGTGGCGGCATGTGGGCTGACGGCATGAAGGAGGGTTATGACAACCCTTATTCAGCAATCATGCTCGGCATGCTTAGCGGTTCATCTGAGGTGTTTTTGGGTAACGTTCCGATGGCGATGCGTAGCATCTTTGGCGGTAAAAGCGGATCCACGCTTTCGAATGCCTTGCGTAAAGTTGCAGGTCAAAAGGGGCCAAAAAAATCCGCGTCTTTCTTGTGGGATATTTCCAAGAATATGGGTGAAGAGGGTTTCCAGGAAGCTTTCCAGGAAATGCTCTCCAGTGTGAATCAGGAAATCAACGACCCGGATTTCAAAATCACCAGCAAGGAGACCTTCATGCAGTGGGCGGAATCTGCTGCAGCAGGCTCCCTGGGTGGTCTAGTATTTGGTGCGCCTGTATCCGTTCGAAATGCTGTGAGCCAAAAACTCGAGGGCGGATCAGATACCGCAACAGACATGGATACAGGGGAGGGTGTTGGTCCTAACCTGAATACTCCGATCCCTAACGCTGATGAGATTTCCACCGATGAGCAGTTGACTCAGATCGATGAGGAACGGGATTTGATTCGAGAATCAGACCCTGAGCGGGCTGCTGAACTCGACAAAGTGTACGAGTCAGCACTTGATCGAATGGAGCGGGAATACATCTCGGCGGCCCAACAACAGCAAGCAGACCTTGAACAGTTTGAATATCAGGATGCTGTTGGCCAGCAGGCTGAGTTAGAAGACCAATTTCAATACAATGACGCTACTAACCAGCAGATCGAAGCTGAGGAGCGCCAGCAGGAGCAGGATGTTGCTTTATTGGAAGCTCAAGATGAGGAGCAGTTTCAGTACCGTGATGCTGTAGAACAGCAAGCGGATGCTGAGGAGGAGCTCCAATACCGCGAAGCTACCCAGCAGCAGATTGAAGAGGATGAGGCTGGGATTGCTGCTGAAATCAGAGAGCTTCGCAGAGCTGGGCTAACTGAGCGGGAGGCTGAACTTGATGGCACCGCCGTTTCTGCGCAGGATCAAGCGAGATTAGACACGTTGCGGCAGGATGATCCCGGATTGTACCAGGCCCTATATGACCAGCACAGTGGCGTGAAGCATGCTATTCTTGAAGAGTTAGATTCAGAGGCTGTCACCCCAAATTTTCAAGAGCAGTTGAATGGGCTGCTCGAGGGTGTAGATGATGGATTCAGGGAGCGGAATGCGGAGTTAATCGCTGGGGTAGAGGCGGCTGTTAATGGTGCCAATGGGACCGCCGCACAGGAAGGGTTGGCAGAAATCGACCGGAAGGTTCGAAACTGGAAAGCTGGCCAGCGTCGCAAGGCTCGACGCGCTCGCGCTAAAGGTGAGGCTGCGGCCAGAGACGAGCGGGCAAAGCGGATGCCTGAACCGGAGCCCACAAAAGCGCCAAAGGCTGAAGAGAAGACTGCTGCCAAATCAGAACCTTCAACGAAACCTGAAGTTGTAAACCCGACGCCGCCTACGAAACCTGCCCTAGAGCGGAAGGTGAAGGTGTATCCCAAGAAGAAATCCGAACCGCGCGGTGCTGATAACGAACGGCATATCCTAACTAGCGCAGGGAAGCCGTTTAAAACCATCCCTGCTGCCAAGCGTGCGGCTGGTAAAGTCGGATTAGGATTGGACGACGTGGTGGAGGTTCAGGGCGGGTATGCCGTGAAGCGTCCGCGTAGTGGTTTGAAAAAGGCGGCTAATGATAAGCCAGGAGCTTCGACTGTTACGAATGAAGAGCAACCCACATCCCCCCCAACAGATCAGGCTGATCAGGGGCGCGGAGGACAAGGCAAGCCTGATGCCAATCCTCCTGCATCTTCTTCCAGCGTTAAAAATAAACCTGCAGCCGCTGCAAAGGAAAACTTGGAAGACTTTGGAGAGAAACTAGGCGGTGCTCGAAAAGACACCTGGGCTCCAAGTTTGAAAGATCAGTCAGATGATGACTTATCTACTCAGCCGCTGAGTAAGATCTGGCCTAAAAAGGATATTGAATCAATTGAGGCAGTGCCTGAAGCTGCTGTTGCCACCGTTCTGCGGGATAGCATTCCAAATAAACCCCGGAAAGCATATGCAGTTGCTGGATGGGTTAAGAAGGTCCGTCAGGTTCAGAGCTTACTTGAGATGGCCCAAGAGATGGGGTCGGAAAAGTTTATTTCTAAACTTCGAAGCGCTACAGGGATGTCCACCCTGCCGCACCTCGCTGATAAAATTGAGCTCATGACCAATATTGACCGCTCTGACTGGAAGCGAGTAGGCGAAGTTCGCCGCTATCCTAATGCTTACAGGTTTGTTGAGCGTAAAAAGGTGCCGTCCCCCACAGCTCATGCCTTCATCGACAAGCGGATAGTGGAGACGCGGGGTGATGCCAGTATGGATGCGTTGTTAAATGCAGTAAAGGAGCGCCTTGGTACTGAGGTCAAAGCTCCACGAATGGCCTTTGAAGTTCGCGGACATAAGGGCGCATATGGGATCAACAAAAAGGGCGACAAGCTTTACCGTAAATTGAAGATGTTCGATGATTCGAAACAAGCATTTGCGTACGTGAAAGAAAACTACGACGAGTTGGTGAATGCATGGGAAGAGGTGAAGGCAAGGGAGAACGTAAGTAAAAAGGATGTTCGCGGGAAAGTGAACCGCAAGAGGGTGGGGGCTGATCACCGCAAAGGTAAAGATGTCACACCTGAGCGGTTCACTGAAACATTTGGTTTCCGGGGTGTAGAATTTGGCAATTGGGTATCTCAAGGGAAAACCCGCAATGAACGTCAGGGCATGCTCAACGCTGCATATGACGCCTTAATGGATATGGCAAATGTGCTGAATATACCACCCCGAGCAGTATCGCTAAACGGTAAGCTGGGATTAGGACTCGGGTCCAGAGGTTCAGGGTCGGCATCTGCTCACTATGAGCCGGGGAAGGTTGTAATCAACCTTACGAAAACTCGTGGTGCTGGATCTTTAGCCCACGAATGGTTTCACGCCCTGGATAATTATTTTCAGCGCAAACGCGGAGGTGGGAGTGCGGAAGCAGAGCCATACATCACGTATCAGCCAGAAGTGCAGTATAAGCACAAAAGCGGATATAAGGTTTCAGAGTCTCGCTACAAGCAAATGCAACAGTCTGGTGCTATCCGTCCTGTAGAGGTAAGTAACTGGACTCGCGAAGAGAATTTAGTACGCCCTGAGGTTCATGAGGCTTTCACCGAGCTCGTTAAAGCCTTGGATGACTCCCCAATGGCTAAGCGGTCTCGGAAAATCGATGGTGGACGATCTAAAGTTTATTGGAGCCAAATTATCGAGCGGGCCGCGCGAGCGTTTGAAAATTACATGATCGCGAAGATGCAACGTGAAGGTTACCATAATGACTACCTCGCGAATGTGACCAGCTTTGAAGATTTCGCCAGAGATAAAGATAGTTATCCTTACCTTTTGGAGAGCGAATTACCTCCTGTGGAGGCCGCTTTTGATAAACTTTTTACCACCATCGAAACACGAGAAGGTACGGATGGCGGGGTGGAACTGTTCCGTACTGGTGAAGATAAGTCTTCCGAAACATCCCCAGGGATGAAGAAGGCTAGGAGAGTTGTCAAAAACCTCCTCGGCCCCAACGTGTCAGTGCAGGCAGTAGATAAAATGCTTACTCCTCAGGGACAGAACGCACTGGGTAGTTATCGGAATGCGCTGGTTACCTTGGTGAATAAACCTTCAGTTCTGGATACCGCTCATCATGAAGCTGTCCATGCGGCGATTGATTTGTTCTTAACTCCTGAGGAGAAAACCAAACTATTCGACTCTGAGCGGTCCCAGGGCATGAGCGATTTGGATGTAGAGGAGAAAATTGCCGAGGAGTTCATTCAGTACGCGAAGGACCGGAGCGGGTTTAAAGCCAAGGTGAAGCGGATTGCTTCGAAGGTCATGCGTGCGGTTAAGGCGTTGGTGGGATACCGTGGAAAAACGCGAGCAATTGATACTACCCGTAAGTTGTACGACCAAATGCTTAGCGGTGAATTAAAGCAGCGTGAGCAACAGGTGAGCGCAGATGAGTTGTTTTACTCTACCCGCAAAGATGTTGCTAACTTCACCCAAGAAGACGGCTTAAGGAATTTGGAGTGGCTGCAGAGCGCAGAGCCTACCGCCAGCGTGAAAGGCGACGAGGTTCCTGCTGAGGTTCGGACCAAAAAAGAAACCATTGAATGGGGGGCTAAGAACTGGGAAGAGCGGGGGTTACCTAATGAAGTCCCACAGGTGGATTTAGGTGACATTCGGTTAGATAAAGGCTCTCTTAAAAAATCTGTAAATCACGGCATTGGTAACAAAAAGCGAGTAGCAATTCATATGCTCCATGACGCGGTCATGGGTAGCCGTTTGCTCGGCTTAGTCCCTCAGAAAAATCCTGGGATGGATGGGTTCATCTTGGGAGCCCCGGTCGAGATTAATGGGGCACGGCATGAGCTTGTTTTTATGGTGCTTCGAGATGTTAATATCCAACGACTTTACATTCATGAAGCTGTTCTTTTGGACGAAAAAAACAACCCACGTGGTTCCGTCAAAACCGCCGCCAAGCTATCACGCTCCAAGCCGCACGGAGAACCACGTGGGATTATATACAACTTTATGAAGGAACTCCTTGAGGCGCAAGAGGAAAAGAAAAACAATCCCCCGGATAATCCTCAAGAGGTTAAGTATCGGACTGAAGAGCAGGCTGAGCAGCGGAAAGAGGGCGAGACTCTCCTTCAGCGAAGCCGAGATGAGGCGGCGGAAACCCTTAAAGCGTTTCTGAATAAACGGAAAGACGCTAACGCAAAAACCGATATTTCCGCTTGGGACACTCTCGCAGGAACAATTTCATTCTATTCCAGTAAAGTCCCTGCACTTCGACGCCTGTTTGAGGCCGCTCAGCAGCTCAGGGATGATAAACACTTTTTTGCTGAAGACATCCTCGGCGAAGGGGAGAAGGATATTGGCGACTTGAGGAGGTTTAAAAATAAAAACAAATCCGAATATGAGCGCCTGAATCAATACATCGTGGAGCGTGACCGTAATGCAGTGGGATACACCGTAAAGGAAGACCGCACAGGCCGCTATGTTGTTCGCAACCCTGACGGGGACGCTGTGAGCTACTTTGAAGCTGAGGGTCCTGCATGGGAGTTTGCCTTCAAACGAGAAGTTGAGGATTACATCAAAGCTGGAGGCACCGAGCTGGGCGGCCAAATGCTTTTGAAGTACCGCCAGATTGGGAACAGGCTCTACAATCAGACTCGTGGTGAGATCCTGAGCTTGAAGGAGTATATTGAGCAAAACGGGACCAATGATCAGATTCAAAAGATGTCAAGCGACCTCTTTGACGCGCTCAAGCAGATGGGGGACCGCCGAGGTCATTACATGCCCCGTAAGCGTAAGCCTGGGAAGTACCTTCTCTACGCACAGAAAGAAGGCGAAGCGCCAATTTTAGAGACGTTCACTCATAAGACTTTACGCGAGAAGCAGGCTCGTGAATACGAAAAGGAGGGTTATAAAACCACCTTGAAGATTAGTGAGACTCCAAGCGAAGATGCCTTCATGGATGCTGGAGTAGTGGCTTTGAATGACATGATTCAAAACGCCCTCAAGAAACTGGAGAATTCCGCAGATGCAGTAACGCTGGACGACGTGGGCGTGAGTTATAAAACCATCGATTATAACTTAAAAGACGGTGGTGCTGAACCGCACTTGGTTTTGACTGATGAGGATTTAAGGCCGTTTACCCGGATCCTGAAATCATTCGGTGGTGTTCGGTACGATGATAAGCAAAACGGACTTGGTGAGGTCTGGCGCTTTAAAAATCCGACTCCGGAGCTCAAAAAAGCTCTGGCTCAGGCAATGTTCCTGCACCAGCATGGAACCATTGAACCCATGCAGAAGTTTACTGAACAGCTTAACTCTCAATTGGCTGAGGAAATCCATAGCCGAGGCAGTCGCTCCAGTAAAATTGGGCGAAATGTAGCTGTCGGGGATGATGTCTGGCGCGGATATGAAGAAGATTCCGTTCGAGCAATGACCATGGCAGCAAAATCCACTGCGGGCGGTACTGCTAAGCGCCAGATGGCCCAGCGAATGACTAAGATTATCACAGGAATGGATATTGATTGGGGTGAATATCGCGAAGCTCACATGAAGGAAAATGGTGCTGTCGAAGGTGATTACACAGCCAGCACCAATGCCTGGAAAGACTACCAAAAAGAGGTCAATGAGCGGCGTATCGATTCCGCAACTCAACCAAACTCGTACAAAGAGGCGGTTAGCTACAGTCGTGACATGCTTCGAAATGAAGAGAACTCCGAGCGGATCATTGGCCAGCTCCGGGGGCTAGCTGCATTCAAGCACCTCTCAGGCGTATCGAGTGGTATTGTCAACTTAACCGCTCTGGGAACGACGGTCCCTGCAGCAATGAAAGCGTTTGGCAATATAGACCTGCGCAAAACACCAGGACTACTCGCCCGTGGTGCCCGAAACTACGGACGCTATTACATGCATTCGCGATTCGGGAAGGGTGAATCCCTGAAAGGAGAGGATGCGTGGTTGTTCGATCAAATCAGCAGCAAAGGTTGGGATGACGCGCTCCAGAACGAAGAGGCGGTTAAAGTCCTCCAGAACAGCCTTCAGAGTGGCTGGAGCAATGTCATGGACAAGGCAATGTTTGTGTTCAGCACAACTGAGCGGATCAATCGCGGATCCACAATCGCCGCTGCTTACTACGGGCTCCGCAGCCAGGGGCTAACAAAAGAAGCCGCTCTAGATCAGGCAAAAGAAATCAGCGATAAAGCTCACGGCATTTACGGAAAAACCAACCTGCCTTCCTGGGCACGCGGATCCAGTCTAGGAGCTCAGGCTATGCGCTCCTTTTACATGTACAAGACCTTCACCCATAACTACGCCCAGGTTCTGGGGCAAATGATTGGTAAGCGTGATCCGAAATCCGTAGCTTTTATGCTGGCAGCCCCGGCAATTCTGGCGGGCCCTGGAGCATCATTGGTTACTCCAGTGGCTACCCACATGATTAACGCAATCTTTAGCGCTGTAGGGCTCGAGCCTCCAGATGACCTGGAAGAAGAGTTTTACCTGTGGGTGAATGATACATTTGGTGACACCGCTGGACGATTCGCTCGAACTGGCGCTGTGGGCGGCTTAACCGGGGTGAACATGAAAGGCTCGCTCGCTGTTGAATTCGAGGACTTCATTCCCAAGACTATCCCAGACCTGCTCGGAGCGCCGTACAGCTTAGTAGAAGACACCTTCAAGGGCGCGGGTAACCTTGCTCGAGGTGACACCCTGAAAGGTCTTGAGCAACTCTCCCCGAGGTTCATCGCTAGCCCGATCAAAGCTGTGCGTGAATCCACTGAGGGGGTTACCAGCCGTAATAACCAGCCTGTGTTCTATGGAACTGAGCCTCTTAAAGCGAATATGACCGATGCAATGCTGCGAATGCTTTCCTTTAACCCTGCTCGGACTAGCATTAAGCGGGAAGAGCAATGGAACGAGCGGCAGGTAGAGGATCGGTATCGGGATGACCGCACCGACATCTATGCTCGTATGCGTCGTTGGAGATTGAGTAATGGCTCTATGGCTGAATGGGCGGATCTTCTCCGAGATGTGGAGGAGTATAATGCGCGGGTACGTAAGAGTAGGTTCAGAAGCCTAAGCTATATCACCCCCGCAAGCATCAAAACTCAGCTTCGCAACATGGATCGACCGAAGAAACGTGAGCGAATCCGGGCAGGGGAGGCTACCCAGAATGACCCTGGGGCGGTGGAGTTTACTTCGGCTGATGGGGGTGCTGGTGCGCAACGGAGAAGTGCTCGGCGAGATACGCGGAGAAATATTCGATAAAAGCATTTACGTACACGTACGAAAAATGCTATTCTGATTTAGCTGCAACCAACGCGCTGACGAACTGGAGCGCAACCCACCATTTATCCGGGTGGGGCCAGTTTGAGTGAAGCGGGGTGCAGCTCCATTTTAGAACCTCAGGATTGGAGTTGGTCCAAATAACTCTAATGGGGTGACGAGGACGGAGAGACGTCCGACAATTTATGACAGGGTAGTGAAGCGGTTTCACGTTAGGCTCATAACCTAAAGATGCGGGTTCGATTCCCGCCCCTGCTACCATTTTAAAGTTCCCTTAGCTCAACTGGATAGAGCAGGAGGATTCTACCCTCTCGGTTGTGGGTTCAAATCCTGCAGGGAATGCCATTTTTCTTTGCGTAGCTCAGCTTGGTAGAGCGCTCGGTTTGGGACCGAGAGGCCGTTGGTTCGAACCCAGCCGCATAGACCAATTTATAGCATAGGTGGTGTAGGAGCGGGGCCGTGAGGCCTGACGATCCAAGCAAACATACCGGAGTCATGACCGGGGCTGAAGGTTGGAATCCTTCCCATGCTCCCAATTTAAGGAGTCCTTCCCGCATGCTGGTCTGTAACACCAGTGGCTTCACAACTGTGCGGAAGTGGCCGATGGGCGCAATACCCTGGGGCTCCACCAATTTCAGGAGGTTTCTTCTTCACCTTCCAGTCCCTGAACCTGTTCTCTCAGGGGAGGGGCTTCTTTTTATTACTCAGGTAAGGGTTTTTACTGTTTAGTAATAATCCAGATTTGGGTAAGATTCACACACGGAGAGGTGGCAGAGTGGTCGATTGCGGCGGTCTTGAAAACCGCTGAGCCGCAAGGCTCCGGGGGTTCGAATCCCTCCCTCTCCGCATTAAAATAAATATACCAACTTGCACATTCAAGCTTGCGAATATTTTTGATCCGCTAAGTGTTTGGCATGCTTGAAAACTTAAAAGATGTAAGGAGCCCCTTGGCGATTATCGGTCTGTTTGCGGGGCTGGTGGAGGTGTCTATAGTTGCCGGACTAGGTAAAGTTGATGACCCTGTTAACCAACGAATATTACTTTTTTTTATAGTCGCGTACCCAGTGCTGATAGTTCTTTTGTTCTTTTTAACACTGAATTTTAACAGAAAAGTTTTGTACGGGCCATCTGATTTCGATGATCAAGAGCACTTTATGAGGCTATTTGAAATAACTAATTCTGCAGCATACAGTGAGATAGAAAATATACATAAAAAATTATCAGATGGTGCTGATGAAACAGATTCTTCTCAAACTAATATTAAAGAATATAGTAACCAAATTGATGAAGTGGTGAATAACTTAAGAGAAGATCATAAAAAGTATAGAAAGCGATATTTGAATAATACTAGCGGAATGAAGAAAGATATATCTGGTAAAATTATACTAGATCTTATGCGGGCAGCCTTGAGAATGAGAGGTGAACAAGGGGCAACATTAGATGATTTAAAGAATTTAACAAATATTGATGAAAGGGAACTTTTTTATAATATCTCAAACTTAATGCACCATCGAAATATCATAAGCAAAAGGGTGCCTAAAGGCAAAGGGTCAGAGGTAAGATATTACTGGATGGAAGTAGACGAAAGCCCATTAGATTTTATCTTGGATTGATCCTAAAATAAGCCTCCCCATCCGCCTTGGTCGCCGCCCCCTTGTAGTGATCATACAGAATGCTCACATTTCCCCGGTGGCTGAGAAGGGTAGCGGTCTTACCCGCATCCCCGTTCATCGCCACGTGGTATGATGCAAAGCTATGGCGGAACGCGTTATGAGGAAGTTTGATGCCAGCCTTCTCTTGGATCTGCTCGCGCCGCTTGTCCCACATGCGCTTGCTAAGTGCGAAACCTTCGCGGGCCTGCTCGTGGTTCACGGCCCACTCAAGCCACGCCCATAGATTATCTGGAAAGCCATCTATATAAGCTCTCTGTTTATTTTTTGCCTGGGCGGCTGGGATCAGGATCCCGCGCTGTTTGAAATGAATGTTCACCAGCTCTAGACGGGCGCACATCGATGAGCGAATTCCGCCAAATGCGTTTAAGGCGGTGTACGGCACAGCCTCCGGGTAATGCTCCAGGGCAGTATCTATGAAGAGCTGCATATCAGGGACGGTGAGAAACTCAACCTCTTCTCGTATGACGTGGGGCAGCTCGACGTTTTTAAATGGTACCTCGAGAAGGTAACCCCGCTTTACGCACCAACGGCAGAACCCAATGGCTGTAGACATGTGGTTCTTTACGGTTACGGGAGAAAACTCCATAGAGATTTTTGCTGCGAACTGCTGGGCAAGATCATCATCCCAGTCTACAAAAGAATCGGGCATAAAGGCAGCTATCCTCTCGAAGTGCTTCCTTTTTGCTCTTTGGTAATTTTCGTCACGTCCGAGCATTTCCTTCACTCGTTGGTATTCAGTGATCGCGTCCTTCACGTCGATCTCTTTGACGGTTCGACGCTCCCTCCATTCGCGGGCGGCAAGCAGGACGTTGGTAGCGCTGCCAGTGATCTCTATAGCTTCAGCCATGATGCTGGCCTCAGCGGCGTTTATCTTCAGGATGGAGGTCCCTTCCCGCTGAACTTGCTTCCCGAAGTCGTTCAGATAATCGTCACGCTCCCGCTCGGTGGTGAAGAACTTGAATTTCCGCTTATTGTTTTCGTCGAGCCACTTCACTCCGAAGGGCTTTTTTCTTCCTGGGGCATTGTATGCTTTAGGCTTCATGGCGGAGTATTTTAGTTTGGTACATTTCTGCAACTGCAGTTGCAT